AGAAGACTTATTGAAAGACTATCCGAATGCGTTTGTTAATCCTTTAGGCGACTGGACGGGCGGTATCAGCGTTGATACGGGAGCGGTTAACCGAAAACTCGGGTCAGACATGGCTGATGCTGTTACGGGCGGCGGATTGCATGGTAAGGATCTTACGAAAGCTGACGTGTCGGTTAACATTTACGCGTTTTTGAAAGCACAGGAAACCGGCCGGGTGGTTGAGTTTTCTTGCGCTATCGGGGACGAGATGGTTGATGGTAAACCGTATTCGCAGATTGTGAAAATTGCGAAAGATTATATTGACTCGGTGGGTGGTTTTGAAAAGCTGGCTTGCTGGGGTCTTTTCTAACGGGAGGAAAGCTTATGGAAAAAGAAATGCAGTATTATTTGGCTGACGTAAGTGAGCTTATCCCGTATGTGAGAAACGCTCGCACGCACTCTGAGGCGCAAGTAGCTCAGATAGCGGCAAGTATTCGCGAGTTTGGTTTTCTATCCCCAATTCTAGTGGCGGAAGATAATACGATTCTCGCAGGGCATGGCAGGCTTGCCGCGGCATTAAAACTGGGTCTTAAAAAAGTTCCGTGCGTGAAAGAAAACCATTTAACTGAAACACAAAAACGTGCTTATATTATCGCGGATAATAAGCTTTCACTTAACGCCGGCTGGGACAATGAGCTTTTAGCAGTCGAGTTATCGGAGCTTGAAGGAGCTGATTTTAACCTTGATCTTCTCGGGTTTGACGAGGTGGAGCTTTCCAGTATTTTTGATGCCGATAAAGACGTAAGCGATGATGATTTTGATGTTGAAAAAGAGCTGGAAGAACCGTGTTTTTCTAAAACAGGTGACATATGGACGCTTGGCAGGCATCGTGTTATTTGCGGTAATGCTACTAAGTTAGAAACATTTAAGACGCTTCTTGAGGATACTAAAGTGAATCTGGTGGTTACTGATCCGCCTTATAACGTGAACTATGAGGGTGCTGCTGGGAAAATTAAAAACGATAATATGGAGAATGATAAGTTTTACCAGTTTCTTTTCAACTCGTTCGTGAACATGGAGCAGGCGATGGCAGATGATGCGTCTATCTACGTGTTTCATGCTGACACGGAGGGATTGAATTTTAGAAAAGCATTCCAGGACGCGAGGTTTTATCTTTCAGGTTGTTGTATTTGGAAGAAACCGTCGCTGGTGTTGGGTAGAAGCCCTTACCAGTGGCAGCATGAACCATGTTTGTATGGGTGGAAGAAAAAAGGTAAACACAAGTGGTACGCGGGTAGGAAAGAAACTTCAGTTTGGGAGTTTGAAAAGCCTAAGAAAAACGCTGATCATCCAACCATGAAACCAATAGCTCTTTTAGCGTATCCGATTAAAAACTCGAGTATGACGAACTCGCTTGTGTTAGATCCGTTTGCTGGAAGTGGTAGCACGCTTATAGCCTGCGAGCAGACTGGTAGAATCTGCTACGCTATCGAGCTTGACGAGAAATATTGTGACGTGATTGTGAAACGTTATATTGAGCAGATTGGAAATGATAAGAGTGTGAAAGTTTTAAGAGGCGGTAAAGAATACTCGTTTACTGAAGTATTTACTAACAAGTAAGACTCGTATTTTATATGAAAAATAGTTTACGACCGCTTGATAAAAACCTTCTTTAGAGTGATTTATATATGTACCCGAAAAAACCTAAAGGAGGCAAAATGGAATTAAAATACGGGTTAAAAGGAAAAGATAGGCAGCCGCTTATTAAAGCTATAGAGGATTCTACAGGAGTAAAGGCTGTTTACTTAAAAACTCCAAGTATGTCTTACAAGATAGGTGTTTTCAACATTAGTAAAGATGGTACGGTCACGTGTAGTAGTGAAGAAAATTTAGATGATTTAAAAAACATGTTAGACGCTGACTATGGTATAAGTCTTCCAGTCTGCGCGTGTGATGGTACGCAATATTTTAGTGTTGAGTTTCCTAAAGATAAGGCTGATGTGGTAAAGCTTAAGAAAATACTTGATAATAAGGGCGATCTTATTAAAAAAGCGTTAGGAGTGAACAGTCTTAATATTAAGGAAGAAGATGATAAGCTTATTTTTCCTTGGTTTGAGCAGGCTAACCAACCAGGCTTGGCATCCTATGCGAAGTTTATAAACAGTCTTTGTAAAATGAGCGTGGAAATTAAACGCGTAAATAATAGTAAGCGTGAGACAGTTAACGATAAGTATGCTTTCAGATGTTTCCTTCTTAGACTCGGGTTTATAGGAGACGAGTTTAAACAAGACAGGAAAATTATGCTTTCCCGTTTAGAAGGCTCCTGCGCTTTTAGAAACGGGGGTGAGCGTAATGCTGTATGCGAGTGAAGACCAGGCGTACGAGTTGAGTGAAGACTGTACTACAGGCTCTTTGGTTGAAGAAATTTTCGCGAATTTAGAGCAAGAGAACGAGGTTTTTGTAAAAGCATGTTTTACTGTAGTAGATGATTTTTGGGTGATTATTATTTCAGCATGATTTTAGAAACATTTTAACGGTTTTTAAGAGTAAAAAAATTAGCGAAAACTGGTGGGGAAAAACGTGTAAATACCCGGTGTTTCTTGGCTTAAAAGCTTGCTATTGCGCGCTTTTAGAGTGATATATAGTATCAGCAAAAAGCACAGAAACAAAGGAGAAACCTTATGAAAAAAGAAATCTTACAAAACCTTACAAACGAAGTTAAAACATGCAGACGCTACGCGCTAAACGCAATCAAAAAAGCTGAAGAAGGGAAAATTAGTTCGGCTATCAGCATGCTCGACATTGCACAAACAGCAAAAACCTGCGCCAGTAAAGCTCACGAGGAGCTTTGGAAGGTAAGCGGAGGAAAACTCAACGATACGGAGTTTGAACTGTTTGCGGATGCTGAAACCTTGGACAAGGATATTCAAAAAGCTTATCAAGCGATTCAACAAGCAAGAAGCTAAAAGAAAGGGGGATAGTCAGCCATAGGGTTGGAAGGCTGGAGAAAAATCGTGGAATTATCCGCGATTTTTTCTCGTTTACGGCTTGCTATTATGTGCTTTTAGAGTGATATATAGTACTAACAAAAAACACAGAAAAAGGAGAAAAATCATGTGGGAACAAGATACGCTTAGGGTTGAAGATCAGGTTGTAAGCTACAGTATGAAGGTTTTTGAAGAGCCAAGCGAATATGGGATTAACCAGGGGCGAATTTCCAAGCTTACTTTGAAAAACAATAACAAGGTTATCGCAAACTATGATAGAGGCTGGGATATTATGCCAACAGGCAAGCTTGCAAACGAGGCTTTAGAAATGATCCTTGACGCAAGAAACTAAAAACTTTAAGTCTAGTTAAAAGCAGCAGGGCTTTTTAAGGCCCTGTTTCTCGTAGGAAAGATAAGAAATGATGTGGACGCAAGTAAGCGTCTTTTTTTATGCCTAAAGAAAGGAGGAGCTTAAGTTGCAAAAATACGAGGTTACTAAGTTTAAAAAAGAAGATTCAACCTATAGTAAAGAGCTTGCGGATTATGCCGTGAGTTTTATCGAATGTTTAACACACACGAAAGGCACGTGGGCTGGTAAGCCTTTTAAGCTCCTAGCCTGGCAGGAACAGATTATCAGGGACTTGTTTGGCGTGGTGAAACCGAATGGTTACCGTCAGTTTAATACTGCTTATATTGAGATACCTAAGAAAATGGGTAAAAGTGAGCTTGCCGCGGCAGTAGCCTTGCTTTTATGCTGTGGGGATAATGAGGAGCGAGCGGAAGTTTATGGTTGTGCGGCGGACCGTCAGCAGGCAACAATCGTGTTTGACGTGGCCGCGGACATGGTTAGAATGTGTCCGGCTCTTAATCGTAGGGTTAAAATTTTAGCTTCGCAAAAACGTATTATTTTCCTACCAACTAACAGTTTCTACCAAGTGTTGTCGGCTGAAGCTTACTCTAAACACGGGTTTAACATTCACGGTGTCGTATTTGATGAGCTTCACACGCAGCCAAACCGTAAACTTTTTGACGTGATGACTAAAGGCTCCGGGGATGCTCGCATGCAGCCACTATATTTTCTGATTACCACAGCCGGTACGGATACGCATTCGATCTGCTATGAGACGCATCAGAAAGCAGTTGATATTCTCGATGGTAGGAAAATTGACCCAACTTTTTACCCCGTGATTTATGGTGCAAAAGATTCGGATGATTGGACGGATCCTAAGGTGTGGAAGAAAGCTAATCCTTCTCTTGGGGTGACGGTTCAAATGGAGAAAGTTAAGGCTGCTTTCGAGTCAGCCCGGCAAAATCCTGGTGAAGAGAATGCTTTCCGTCAGCTTCGTCTTAACCAGTGGGTGAAACAGTCCATTCGTTGGATGCCGATGGAAAAATGGGATGCTTGCGGTTTTCAGGTGAACGAAGAAGAACTCGAGGGCAGGGTCTGCTACGGGGGTCTTGACCTTTCAAGCACCACCGACCTTACGGCTTTTTCGCTCGTGTTTCCGCCTTTAGATGAGTCGGATAAGTTTCGTATCCTACCATATTTTTGGGTGCCTGAAGAAACCTTGAGTTTGCGCGTGAAACGAGACCACGTGCCGTATGACGTGTGGGAAAAACAAGGGTTTATTAAGACCACGGAAGGAAACGTTGTTCACTACGGGTTTATTGAAAAATTCATCGAAACATTAGGTGAACGTTTCAACATTCGTGAGATTGCTTTCGACCGTTGGGGCGCAGTGCAAATGGTGCAAAACCTTGAAAACATGGGGTTTACCGTGGTCCCGTTCGGACAAGGATTCAAGGATATGAGTCCTCCTACCAAGGAGCTTATGAAGCTTACACTCGAGCAGAAAATCGCACACTCCGGGCATCCAGTGCTCCGCTGGAACATGGACAACATATTTATTAGGACAGATCCTGCAGGAAACATTAAATGCGATAAAGAAAAATCAACAGAGAAAATAGACGGTGCTATCGCAACCATCATGGCGCTTGACCGTGCTATCAGATGCGGTAACGCGAACACGGAGAGCGTGTATGACAGTCGAGGAATCCTATTCATGTAAAAGGGAGGGTCATGAACATTTTCAGTAAGATTTTTAATAGCAGAGATAAGCCTGAAAACAAGATGTTAGGCGGCGGTTATCGTTTCTTAATGGGTACGTCCTCGTCCGGTAAGAGGGTGAATGAGCGTTCAGCGATGCAAATGACGGCTGTCTACTCGTGTGTGCGTATCCTGTCTGAAGCGGTGGCAAGCCTGCCGCTTCACGTGTACGAGCACACGAGTACGGGTACGGCTAAAGCGGTTAAACATCCTTTGTATAAGGTGCTTCATGATGAGCCGAATCTTGAAATGACAAGCTTCGTGTTTAGAGAAACATTGATGACGCATCTACTGTTATGGGGTAATGCTTACGCGCAGATTATTCGAAACGGTAAAGGCGAGGTTTTAGGCTTATACCCTTTAATGCCTGATCGTATGAGAGTTGACCGGGATGAGAGTGGTCAAATTTTTTACGAGTATACGTTAAATGATAGTGATGTTTTAGCGGGTAAAGAAACGAGTGTGAAACTTAAACCTTTTGACGTGCTTCATATTCCAGGTCTTGGTTTTGACGGGCTTGTTGGCTATTCGCCTATTGCGATGGCAAAAAACGCTATCGGTATGGCGATAGCTACGGAAGAGTATGGTGCATCGTTTTTCGCTAACGGTGCTACACCAAGCGGAATCTTGGAATACCCCGGAACAGTAAAAGATCCGTCTGGTATGAGGGATAGTTGGAATAAGGGGTTCTCGGGTTCTAACTCGCATAAGATAGCGATTTTAGAGGAAGGCATGAAGTATACGCCTATTTCTATTTCGCCTAACGAAGCACAGTTTCTTGAAACTCGTAAGTTTCAGATTAACGAAATCGCTCGTATTTTTAGAGTCCCACCACACATGGTTGGTGATCTGGAAAAATCAAGTTTTTCTAATATTGAACAGCAGTCGCTGGAGTTTGTGAAATACACGCTTGATCCTTGGGTGGCACGGTTTGAACAGTCTATTACGAGACGGCTTTTTACTGATAAGGAGAAAGAAACCTATTATGTGAAGTTTAACGTGGATGGTCTTCTTCGAGGAGACTATCAGAGTCGTATGAATGGTTATGCTACCGCTCGTCAAAACGGTTGGATGAGCGCAAACGATATTAGACAGTTAGAAAACTTGGATAAGATTCCAGCCTGTGAAGGCGGTGACTTGTATTTGATTAACGGCAACATGCTCCCGCTTAACCGTGCAGGAGCGTTCGCAAACAGTAGCGGAAAGGAGGAAAAAGGTAATGAGGAAGTTTTGGCAGTGGAAAAACCAAAAGGAAAATCAGGAGTCAAATGAAATATTGGAGAGGACACTGTTTCTTAACGGTACGATTGCTGAAGAATCATGGTTTGATGATGATATTACACCACAACTTTTTAAAGACGAGTTAAACGCTGGTAGTGGAAATATTACCGTGTGGATTAACTCTCCAGGCGGCGATTGTGTGGCTGCGGCACAAATCTATAACATGCTCATGGATTACAAGGGTTGTGTGACGGTCAAAATTGACGGTATTGCAGCATCGGCTGCATCAGTGATTGCGATGGCTGGAACAAAGGTTTATATGAGCCCGGTGTCAATGCTTATGATCCATAATCCTATGACGGTTGCTTTTGGCAACAGAAACGAAATGGAAAAAGCAATATCAATGCTTGATGAGGTCAAAGAGTCCATTATTAACGCTTACGAGATTAAAACAGGGCTTAACCGTGTGAAACTCTCGCATTTAATGGATTCGGAAACGTGGATGGATGCTAACAAGGCGGTAGAACTCGGGTTCGCTGACGGTGTTTTAACTAGAGGTGAAACCACTGATATTGGCATACCACAAGTTTCAACATTGTATTCGAAAGCAAGCGTGCAAAACACGTTATTGGAAAAAATATCTAAAGCCTGCCGGATAAGCGGTAAGGAAACAAACAATATTAGTGCAGACGATCTTATGGATCGTCTTTTTTTAATCAAAAATTGGAGGTAAACATGATGAACACTATTTCAAACATGGTTGAGAAACGTAACAAGGCCTGGCAGGGTGCAAAAGCTTTCCTTGAGTCTAAACGTGACAAGGACGGGCTTATTTCAGAAGAAGACGCGAAAACCTATGATGAGATGGAAGCGAAAGTGAAAGCTTACAGTATGGAAATTGAACGCTTGGAACAGATGGAAAAAATGGATAAGGAGCTTTCAAAACCAACATCTGAGGCGATTGTTGCAAAACCTATGAAAACAGGTGTGAACCTTGAAAAACAAGGTCGTGCGCGTGACGAGTATAAGCAGGCAATGCTTACAGCTCTTAGAAGTAATTTTAAACGAGTCGATAACGTGTTGCAGGAAGGCGTGGACGCTGACGGCGGGTATCTTGTGCCGGAAGAATACGATAATCGTCTGATTGAAACGTTGAAAGAAGAAAACATTATTCGCTCTCTTGCTACCACGATTACTACTAGTGGAGAGCATAAGATTAATGTTGCGATGAGTGATCCTGCGGCGGCTTGGATTGAAGAAGGCGCAAGCCTTAACTTTGGTGATTCCAAGTTTGCTCAAATCCTGCTTGACGCTCATAAGCTTCACGTTGCGGTAAAAGTTACTGAAGAACTCTTGCATGATAATGCGTTTAACCTCGAGAATCATCTTCTCACATCCTTCGGCATGGCGCTGGCTAACGCTGAGGAAGACGCTTTTCTTAACGGGGATGGTGTGGGAAAACCAACTGGTATTTTCAACAAGAAAGACGGCGGCACGTTCCTTAAAGAAACTACCAGTATTAAAACTGATGATCTGATTGATCTTGTTCACGCTTTGAGGCGACCATACCGTAAAAACGCGAGTTTTATTATGAACGATAAAACAGTCGCGAGCATACGAAAACTTAAAGACAATAACGGCGCGTACGTTTGGCAGCCTTCATACCAGGATGATGAGCCGAACAGGATTCTCGGATACCCGGTATACACGTCTGCTTACGCGCCTGAAAACATGGTGGCTTTTGGCAACTACTCGTACTACAACATTGGCGACCGTGGTTCACGCTCGTTTAAAGAACTTACCGAACTTTTCGCTGGAAACGGCATGATAGGTTTCGTCGCTAAAGAGCGTGTAGACGGCAAACTCGTGCTTAAAGAAGCAGTACAGATTCTACCTGTTAAAACAAGCGTAGCAGCTTAAAAGACGGCTAAAAGTTAAGGAGGGGTGTTGATGATAGTTACAGTCGAGGAAGCAAAAAACTATCTTAGGGTGGATAGTAAAGAAGATGATGAGCTTATCAACACCCTTATTCATTCTGCTGAAAAACTCTGCCAGGGAGTAGCTCGTAAAAACGATACTAGTTTGATTAGTGAAAACTTTGACGAGTATCGGCTCGCAGTCTTATACGCTACAGGCTACTTGTATGAGCATCGGGAAGAAGCAGACCATCACGCGCTAACTCTCACCTTACGTTCGATGCTTTTTACTGTTAGAAAAACGGGGTTTTAAATGAGAATAGGCTTATTAAACGAGCGTATTGTGCTGCTTAAAAACAGTGTAGAGGTTGATGAGGTTGGTAATCATAAGATTAAGTGGAGTAAATATTACGAGTGTTACGCTACGGTGAGTGCTGAAAGCCCATCTGAGCAGACTAATGCAGGAAACGTGTGGGATGAGTCAAAAATAGATTTTACTATCCGATATTCGAAAGAAACCGCTGTAGTCTCATCGCTTGGTTACAGGATTGTTTTCCGTGATACGGTTTATGAGATTTTAGGTGTTGACCACATGAATTATAAGAAGAAAAGCCTGAAACTTCACTGTAAGAGGTGTAAAAAGTGAGCAAAGTAAGTATTGGAAGCCTCTCTAAAGAAGTTATTAGAGAGCTTAAAACTTACGCGAAAGTTACAACCGGGAAAGTAAAAGAAGCAGTAAAAAACGCTGGTAAAACAGCAAAAGAAGAAATTAACATGACAGCTCCTAAACGAACTGGAGCGTATGCGAAAAGTTGGGCTGTTAAAACATTAAGCGAAACAGGCAGCAGGCTAGTTCTCGTAGTGCATTCTAGAAACAAGTATCAGCTTACACACTTGTTAGAGTACGGTCATGCTAAACGAGGCGGCGGACGCGTGGAAGCTAGAGCACACATTGCTGAGGCTGAGAGTAAAGCAGTACGAAGTTTTGAAAAAGAAATAGAGGAGGCGGTTAAAAATGGGTAATCTTTTAAACATTATGAGGGAGATAGGTTTTCCTTTTGCTTACCATCATTTTGCTGAAGGAGAGTCCCCTAATCCGCCTTTCCTCCTGTTTCTTACGCCTGCGAGCAGTAATTTTTCTGCAGACGGGAAAGCGTATTTTAAAGCAAACGAAGTTCATATTGAACTATACGCAGATTATAAGAATCCCGTGCTGGAAGAACAAGTTGAGGCCGTGCTTGATAGGCACGGCATTTTTTATAACAAAACAGAAGCGTTCATAGAGTCGGAAAAGCTTTATGAAACACTCTACATTTTTGAAATGGAGGTAACAGAAAATGGGAAACAAGGTTAAATACAATCTGAAAAACGTGTACGCGGCAAAACTTAAAAAAGATTCGAGTGGTTTCTCCTACGATGAGCCTAAGCCGATTCCGGGGGCGGTGAGTATAAGCCTTGAGGCTGAGGGTGAATCCTCACCGTTTTACGCTGACGGGATTGTTTACTTCAGGTCGACTGCGAACAATGGTTACAGTGGCGACTTGGAAATTGCTCTTATACCTGAATGGTTTAGGACGCAAATACTACGAGAAGAACTAGATAAAAACGGTGTGCTGGTTGAAAACGCGAAGATTAGTGAAACAGAAAAATTCGCGCTCCTGTTTGAGTTTGATGGTGACGTGAACGCGATCAGACACGTTTTATATAACTGTTCAGCAACACGACCGTCTATCGAGTCAGAAACTAAGGAAGACACTATAGAACCGGGTACGGAAACTTTGTCGCTTACGGCTGATCCTAGAGAAGATGGTTTGGTGAAATCTAGGAGTGGTGACACTACTTCAAAAGAAACCTATGAGAACTGGTATAAGAGCGTGTACGTTCCGCAAGTTAACGCGGAAATCAAATAAGTTTTAAAGGGGTAAAAGTGTTAGAAAAAACAGTAAAAGTAAATGGTAAAGACGTGAAGTTTCGTTCTTCAGCCACTATTCCAAGATTGTATCGTATTAAATTCAAGCGTGATATTTTCAAAGACCTGTCAAAATTAGAGCAGTCGTTTAAAATCAACGAGGGTGTTTTTGAAATATCGGATCTTGAAATTTTTGAAAACGTGGCTTATATCATGGCTTATCACGCGGATAATAGTATTCCAGCGAGTATTGATGAGTGGCTTGACGAGTTTGAAATGTTTTCTATCTACGAGATTCTTCCTGAAATTCTAGAACTTTGGGGAGCAAACTTGGAAACTGAAGTAAAATCTAAAAAAAATTTAAAGCAACAACACGGCAAATGACAACCGCGTTGTTTCTTCTTAGATGCACCGAAATTGGGATTAGTATTTGCGAACTGGATCTTTTAACCATCGGCATGGTTTTAGACATGTGGACGGAGAAAGCAAACGATAGTGTGAAATACGATAAGCTCGCAAGCCAAACAGAATTTGATAGGTTCTAGACGAAAACCAGTCATTCTCACATTGCGGTATTAAACAGAAAATCTGAATTTTTTCACGCGTAAATTAAGAGTCAAGGGAGGTGAAGTTATGGCAAACAGGATTAAAGGTATTACTGTTGAAATTGGTGGGGATACTACAGGCTTAGATAAGTCTTTACAACAGGTGAATTCGACTATTCGCTCAACCGAGCAGTCGCTTCGTGATGTTAATAGGCTTTTGAAACTTGATCCGACTAGCACGCAGCTTTTAAGCCAAAAGCAGGCTTTTTTGCAGAAAGAAATCCAAGAAACGTCTAATAAGCTTAACGTTTTGAAACAGGCGGATAAGCAGGCTAAAGTACAGTTGGAAAACGGGGAGCTTGGTAGAGACAAGTATGATGCGTTGCAGCGTGAGATTGTTGAGACAGAAAATAATCTTGATAGTTTAAAAGAAAAATTAAAACAGGTAGGTAGTGTTAGTTTAACCAAGCTTAGTAGCCAGTTTGATAGTACGAGTAAAAAGATAAAGAAACTAGGAGATGGTATGTCATCTCTTGGTCAAAGTTTAAGCACGAAAGTTACGCTGCCGATTGCTGCTATTGGTACTGCTGGTTTTACTGCTGCAGCAGACTTACAGGATGCTATGGGGGCTACAGAGCAGATTTATGGTAAGTCTGCTAACAAGATGCTTAAATGGTCAGGAAGTTTGAAATCCTATTATGGTATTGCTCAAGGTCAAGCTTTAGAGTATGCGAATACTATGGGCGCGATGTTGAAAAATATTGGTGGGAAAAGTGATGCTGAAGCAGCTGAGATGAGTCAGAAGCTGGTTGCTCTTGCAGGCGACTTGTCTGCTATGTTTGGTGGCACAACCGAGTCTGCTGTTCTTGCTTTAACGGGCGCGCTTAAAGGTAATAATGCGATGCTTGACAATTATGGTATGGGTGTTAACGAGGCGACTATTAAAGCTAAAGCTCTTGCCATGGGTTTGCATGATGGTAGAGGCGCGATGAGCTTGCAAGCGAAACAGGCTGCTACTTTGGCTCTTATTATGGAGCAGACTGCTGACGCTCAAGGGCAGGCTGGGCGTGAAGCTGCGGGCGCTTCGGGTTCTATGAAGATTCTAAAAACAGAGTTGCAGAATATTGCTGCGACTATTGGTAATGTTTTACTTCCCGTCATAACACCTTTAATGCAGAAAATATCAGCATGGCTTTCTAAATTTAAACAGCTTTCTCCAGAAAGCCAAAAACTTATAGTGACACTTGGGCTGATTGCTGCGGCAGTCGGCCCTTTTTTAGTGGTTCTTGGAACGTGTATTTCTAAAATAGGTGTTGCTATACAAGGGTTTTCTAAACTAGCTTTGTTTATAGGTAAAATGTTCGCAAGTTTTACTTCCGGCTCTAGTATTCTTGAAGGGTTAGGCGCTGTTTTAGGTGGAGTATCCGCGCCAATACTCGCGGTTGTTGCGGTTATTGGTGTTCTGGTAGCAGCTTTTGTAACCTTATGGAACACTAACGAAGAGTTTAGAAACAGTGTTATTGCTGTTTGGGAGAAAATTAAGGAAACTTTCACCGGTTTTGTTAATGGTGTTAAAGAAAAACTGTCAAGCCTTGGTATTGATTTTACGAGTATTGTTGAAGGGCTTAAAACAGTGTGGAATGGTTTGTGTGCTATTCTAGCTCCACTGTTTGAAGGCGCTTTAAATTTAAGTTTTACTAGTTTCAAAACCGTTCTTGATTTAATCACAGGCGTTTTAGACGTTTTTATAGGCTTGTTTACCGGTAACTGGTCTCAGCTTTGGAATGGTGTAAAAGAAATTTTTACTGCTGTTTGGAACGCGGTTAAAAACACGTTCATAACGGTATTTAACACGTTAAAAAACGTTTTTAACGTGTTTTTGTCTTTCTTTGGCACTAGTTGGAACAAATTGTGGTCGAGTGTGAAAAACTTTTTCATGAACGTTTGGAATAGTATCGTATCGTTTTTCACTAACGTTTTAAACGGTATTAAAAACACTGCAACAAGTGTTTGGAATGGTATTAAAACTGCGATCATGAGCGTAGTAAACGGTATTAAAACAAGCATTTCAACAGTGTTTAATTCAGTAGCAAACATGGTTAAGTCTGTGTTTAACGGTATTAAAAACACGGTTGTGTCAATTTGGAATGGTATTAAAAACGCGATCATTACTCCAATCGAAGCGGCGAAAAACAAGGTTAAAGCAGTAATCGACGCTATAACAGGGTTTTTCTCTAACATAAAACTTAGTCTTCCTCATATTAAACTGCCGCATTTTAGTATTAAAGGACAATTCTCTCTTACGCCACCGTCTGTACCGTATCTTGCTATCGACTGGTATAAGAAAGCAATGAACAAGCCAATGCTGTTAAACGGGGCGACTATTTTCGGTGAGAAAAACGGGCGTATGCTTGGCGGCGGTGAAAAAGGCCCCGAAGTGATTATGGGGTTGAATAGTTTAGAAAACATGACCACTGGAGCGAACACGCAAATGCTTAATGTTATGAACCAGATTCTAACGATTATGGACGCGTATTTCCCACAGTTTTCTAACCAGAGTATTGTGCTCGACACTGGCGAACTAGTGGGTGGTATCGCGCACAGGATGGACAGTGAGCTTTTTAAGCTTCAAACAAGAAAAGCAAGGGGGTGGTAGAAGTGTATGGGATGCTAATAAACGGGTTGCATAGTTTTAACGATCTAGGGCTGGTTGCTACAAGCCGTCCACGCATTCAACTTCCAGAACCTAAATTAGAGTATTTGCAAATACCAGGCAGGCAGGAAAGTATTGATATTAGTGAAAGTCTTGCCGGTGAAGTGTTATACGAGATGCGTGAAGGCTGTTTTGAATTCATTGTTGCAAACAAAAACAAGTGGAGTGAAACATGCCATAGGGTTAAAACGTTAATCCACGGTAAGAGTGTGAAACTGTCTCTTGATGATGAACCATTGTTCTACTATCAGGGTCGAGTGTGGGTTAGTGATTTTAAATCGGATAAAAACTATTCAACTCTCACACTCAACTATAAGCTGCAACCATATAAGTATAGTGTAGATGATTCGGATGGGGTTCACACAATATGGGGTGTGCAAGTAGATGATAAGCGGGAAATAACACTCGTTCACGATTTTGACATGACGCTGATTCCAGAATTTAACAACCTGTCGTCTAACAGTATGCTACTGGATTCTAATGGTAAAAAGTATGAGATTAAAACAGGTTTTAACCGTTTCCCACAGCTTCGTTCAAAAATAAACATGAGTTTAACATTCGTTGGAAACGGGATGGTAAATATTTCCTATAAAAGGGGGTGGTTGTGAGTGTACAGGATTATGCTTGATGATAATACGATTTACTATCCGAATGATGACAAAGCGGTACTTGATGATATTACGTTAAACTTGGAGCTTAACACTGCGGGAACGTTAACGTTTACTTGCCCGAGTCAAAACCCTTGCTATGAGCTTATTAAAAACCGGAAATCAATAGTAAGCGTGTGGCGTGACGATGAGGAGATTTTCTTCGGCGAGGTTAGAGAACAAGTAAAAGACTTGTATGGTAGTAAGAAAGTAACTTGCGTAGGGTTGTTAACTTACTTAGCGGATAGTATTCAACCTCAGAAAGAATACCATGATCAGAGTTCCTACCAGCTTTTAGAAAAACTTTTACAAGCTCATAACAGTCAGGTAGATGATTATAAGAAAATAAGAATTGGTTTCGTCACAGTATCTGACTCGAATGATTCACTCTACAGGTTTACTAATTTTGAAACCACGCTTGAAGCGATTATGGGTAAAATGGTTGAAAAGCTTGGCGGATATGTGCGTCTTAGAAAAGAAGACGGGAAACTTTACTTAGATTACCTACGTTTGGAGGAAATGGGTAAAGCTACAAGCCAGCATATTAGTTTCGGCTTGAACCTGCTTGAATACGCGGAAAACCTTTCAGCAGAGGATGTTACTACAGCGGTTATTCCTCTCGGGAAAGAGTTGGAAAACGAGAATGGTGAAAACGAGGTTCTTAAAAAGCATGTTGATATTACTTCAATAAACAATGGGAAAAACTATATAGTATCTCGTGAAGCGCAAAAAACATTCGGCTGGGTTTGTAAAGTTGTTAATTTCAATAATGTGACAGTTCCAACTAATCTTATGCGTAAAGCTGTTAAATGGTTACAGGATAACCAGTTTGAGCATGTAGAAATAAGCCTTAGCGCGGTTGACTTATCCGAGTTAGGTTTATATTATGCGACGATTGAGTGTGGGGATAGGGTTCGTTGTCTAGCTCCACAATTTGGCATGGACCGTGTGTTTCCTGTAGTAAAAAAGACTATACCGATTCAAAAACCAGGCGAAATGAGAATCGTGCTTGCGAGCAGGATTTCTAAAGGGTATGTGCAAAACGTGTCGCATGCTGTTCAAACGTTAAAAGAAGAAGCGGTTGAAGCTAGAAAAATTGATAACGAGCGTGTTAAAGCTGCGATCGATAATATTAAAGCGCAAATGGGTAATTCTCAAAGCGGCTATAAGATAAGCGAATACGATAGTAAAGGCATGTGGGTTCGTGACCTTTACATGGATACGCCTGATAAGAACACTGCTACGAAAGTTTTACAGGTTAACATGAATGGTATTGCTGGAAGCCATAACGGTTTTTCAGGCCCTTACAGTACTGCGATGACTCTTGACGGCATGGTGTATGGTGACAGGATTATCGGGCATTCGATTGACGCGGAAAAACTTTCAGTTTCTTACACTTCGCAGGTAGAAAAGCAGATTAGTAAAGCAAAAAACGAGGCTATAAAAGACACTGGTAGGCGGCTTGAAAACTATTACACGATAAGTGAAATCAACACGAAACTGAATGTTACAGACGGTAAGATTGAGGCTGGTGTTGAAAGCGTTAACCATAGTCTTAAACAGAAAAACGGTAACTATTACGGCTCGTATACTCCAAGCCAGTTTAACGCTCCTATGAGCTTGTGGCTGAATGATAGTGAAAAAATGCAGCATGTTGGTGATTTTTTCTACGACACGTCAACCGGCTACGCTTACAGGCTTATTGTTAAGCAGGAAAGTTTAGCCGTAAAATTTAATGAGAAGTCGCATACGGAATCAGCTTTTGACGATTTTGTAGACATTTTTTACAAGTATGAGGATAAAATTTACGCTATACCTGGTTTAACTGGTGAAAAAATTTCTGGCGCAACAGTGTTTGTTCCATCAAGTGAGTTTTGGCTACATTTTAGAACTAACTGGTCTCCGTTTGACAATTATGGTTTTAAGATTGATAGCATTAAAAAAGAGTATTCAGGAGAAATTTCAGGATACGTGTCTAAACTGCCTGAAGATATTAACATTATTGAGGTTGAAGGTGAAAATTATCCTGAGTCTGAACACCCGTATAAAGGTGGAACAAGCAAACTGTGGCATTACGTTTCAGCTGACAGTATAAGTAGTTTTAGAACGTTTGCTTGGATCAGAGTTAAAGATAAAGACATTGAGGCTGCTAAATTCACGGCTGATAAGGCTATTTCTAAACTAACCATAGTAGAAGATTCCATATCTTCAATGGTTAAAAAAGGTGATTTTGGTAGTTTCATGCAGCAAAACTATAACAGTTTCCTTCTCGGGTTTAACCATTCGAGTAAATACGTGCAAATAACACCCGGGCAGATAGAGCTTTACGATGGTGAAGTTGATGAGGATCATAAAAGAGCTGTTTTTGATAAAAATGGGAACAACTTCTACCGTAACGGCGTGTATATTGGCTATGTTGGAACCGGCGAGTGGGAAGAAGATAATTCTCACAAGGGTCTAGTTTTTCATCTTACTAGCGACGGAAAGTATATGGCTTTCGCGCAGCGTAAAACGGCTGATGAAGAAACATACGCTACTATGCTGTGTTTTTCACGTTCGCAAAGCATTTATAAAGAGTATGGTATTCACGCTGGATGCAACTTTTACATGCATGGTAACAAGATTATAGATCCTGTTTGGCAAGACGGTGCAGGAGTAGACGCGGATATTAACTATGTGCAGATTATTGAGATGAACCAGGATGGTAAAGCTTCAAAATGGGGTTCTAATGCTCACATGGTGTTTAAAAACGGGATACTCATGAAAGTTAAATACTATTAAAAAGCGCGGGTGGAAGCGTTAAGTGAAAGTAGAGGAGAATTTGTTATGGAGAAACTCATTATTCCCACAAACAAAATAGTGGCTAATAAGGGTACGCGCTTAAAAGATGTGACAGAAAGTATTACAACGCCTGTAGTTGATAATACGAAAATTTTATGCGAAATCAGCCACAAGCTGGATATTATTCTAAAAAGATTGGAGGAGAGTAGTGGTAAAACCGACAATTAGCTACGCGGTAGCTGTGCAAAAATATAAGGCTGAGTTAAACGAAAAAATAGTCGAGTTGAATAAGCAAATACCAATACCTACTTACATGATAGAAGGCATTGTTGCAAGCGTATTATCTGATATGCGTTCGGCGGTGATCGCGGAAAACTCGATGGAATATGAAGCGTATGTGAAACAGTTAGAAGACTATTTTAATTCTAGAGAACGCGAACTTAACGACGAGATTTTGAAAATAAAAGCCGAAAAAGACGAAAAAGATGAAAAAGATGAAGCGGCTGGGAAAGGTGTAAAAGGTGGAATGGTTGAGGAAGGTGAAAAAGATGGTAAGGAGTAGTCATGTGTTGAAAAATAATATCAGTTGAAATGCTGAAATGTTGAAATGTTAGGGCAGGTGTGGGTTAAACCATGCCTGTCCTTTTTTATTACTTTCTACTTTTTGTTTTTTGTTTTTATAAGAGTACTGGCAAATGTTAGGAAAACTTGTAAGGAGAATTATGAGAGGATTTTGGAATAGTGCTCAACTGGCTTTCACACTGGTAGGCGGCTGGCTGGGATACTTTTTAGGCGGGTGCGACGGGCTGATCCTCGCGCTCGTTTTATTTGTGGTTGCGGATTATATTACAGGCGTGATGTGTGCTGTTACGGATAAGAAACTGTCTAGCAGCATTGGTTTTAAGGGCATTTTTAGAAAGGTGCTCATTTTTATGCTTGTTGGTATAGCAAACATTATAGATTTTCATGTTTTGAAGCAAGGAAGCGTGATTAGAACCGCGGTAATTTTCTTCTACCTATCTAACGAAGGATTATCTTTAACCGAAAACGCGGCTCACCTGGGGCTTCCCGTGCCTGAGAAATTAAAAAACGTTTTAGAACAATTACACGACAAGAACAGGAAGGACAATACTCATGAGTAAAAGAGGAATAGATGTGTCAGAATGGCAGGGTGACATTGATTTCAACGCGGTGAAAGCATCCGGTGTTGAGTTTGTGATCATTCGAGCAGGATACGGTATCGGATGCAAAGACAAGTGGTTTGAACAGAACTATCGTAAAGCAAAAACATGCGGTCTTGATGTTGGAGCCTACTGGTATTCGTACGCAAACTCTGGTTTTGAGGCGGCTGAGGAGGCTCAAAGCTGTGTGAACATGCTTTCGGGTAAGAGTTTTGAGTATCCTGTTTACTTTGATTTGGAAGAGAAAAGCCAGCTTAACCGTGGGCGAGCTTTCTGCGATTCGCTGATTACCGGTTTTTGCAATAAGCTTGAATCTTGCGGGTATTATGCAGGTTTTTACACTTCGCTTTCAACTGCTAATAATCTTGTGTCCGCTCATGTTAGAAACCGTTACGCTTTGTGGATTGCACAGTGGAACACGCACTGCAGTTATCAGGGTTCGTATGGTCTTTGGCAATACTCGTCAAGTGGCAGTGTGCCTGGAGTAGCTGGCAGAGTTGATATGGATTATGCTTACGTGGATTATCCGAGCATTATTAAAAACGTTGGATTAAACGGGTGTAAAAACGGCGGCTCTGACCAAGCTGCGCGCACCTCGAGTATTGATGAGGTGGCGCGAGAAGTTATTAACGGCGCTTGGGGTAACGGAAATGAGCGTAAACAGCGTTTAACTTCAGCCGGATACGATTATGCGAGCGTGCAAAATAAGGTTAATGAACTTCTCGGTGTTAAAGCCTGTAGAAAGTCAGTTGATGAGATTGCCCGTGAAGTAATCCGAGGCACGTGGGGTAACGGTAGCACTCGTAAACAGCGTCTAACTCAAGCCGGATACGATTATGATACGGTACAAAAACGAGTAAACGAACTCTTGTAAAACAGTTTGAAACATGTAAAGCCCGAGGCTTGTTCCTACACTGGAGCAATCCTCGGGCTTTTTTTATTTTTTTTTAAGGTTAAATTGTCAAGTCAATAGGTTAAAAAACACTGTTTTTTCTTTGCCTGTGATGTAAGGAGGCACAGGCAAATGAATATGGAAGAAAAACAGCAAGTCAAATTACTAAGAGATGAAGGCCTTAGCTATACGCAGATTGCAAACCGTATGGATGTTTCCGTTAATACGATTAAAAGCTACTGCAAACGTAATAGTCTAGGCGTAATCCAGTCTATGAAAACACAGACGGAATTATGTGAATCTTGTTCAAAACCAATTAAGCAAAACAAAGGAAGAAAAGTTAAACGTTTCTGTTCTGACGCGTGTAGAAACACGTGGTGGAGTAAGCATACACAGTTGGTAAAAAGACAGGCAAACTATGAGTGTGCTTGTCTTAACTGCAAAAATTCTTTTATCTCTTACGGTAATAAAACCAGAAAATACTGCTGCCACGCCTGCTATATAGAACATCGTTTTGGAGGTGAGCATCATGCAAATAAGTAATGATGCTCACGGGCTAAAGGATGTTAAAGCGAGGGCTTGGACAAAAGAGAGTATGCAGGCGGATTTTCGTTTTGAAATAGCCGAAAAACTTACCGCTTCACTCTTTAAAAAAGGGCTTATCAGCGAGCAAGAAAAAGAAAAAATAAGCCGTCTTAACAGGGAAAAATTTCACCCGTTTTACAAGGAATTATTGGGTTAAAAGCTTGATAAACACTGCTTTTAGAGTGATGAATAGTATTAGCTGAAAGTGAGGGAAATAGTGAAAGAAATAATAAAAATAGACTCTACAATGCGAAAAACTGGTTTTGAGAAAAAGACGCGGGTTGCAGCGTATGCGAGAGTTTCTAGTGATAGTGATGAGCAGCTTCTCAGTCTAGAAGTGCAGAAGGAGCATTACGAAAACTATATTAAGTCTAATCCCTGCTGGGAGTATGCGGGGCTTTACTTTGACGAGGGTATTAGCGGCACGAAAATCGATAAGCGTGAAAGTCTTAAACAACTGCTTAAAGACTGTCAGAGCGGTCAGATAGACAGGATTATTACAAAGTCTATTAGTAGGCTTGCAAGAAACACGGTTGACTGTCTTGAAATAGTTAGAAAACTTACCGGTCTCGGTATTTATTTGTATTTTGAGAAAGAAAACATTGATACCGAGCATATGAGTTCAGAGCTTATGCTTTCTATCCTGAGTTCCATAGCACAAAGCGAGTCAAGATCCATCTCGGAAAACAGCATGTGGTCAATTCAGAAACGGTTTGAAAACGGAAGCTTCGTCATTTCCTGCCCTGCGTATGGGTATAAAAACGAGAATAAGAAAATGATTATAGTTCCAGAGCAAGCCAGGGTAGTAAAAGAAATTTTCAACATGGCTCTTTCCGGCATGGGTGGAGAAGCAATAGCACGAGTATTGACCGATAAAAAGATTCCAACTAAAAAGGGCGGAAGTTGGACTTCAAGTACCGTGAATGCTATTTTGAACAATAAAACATACACAGGTGATGTGATTTTTCAGAAAACATTTACAGACGATAATTTTAACCGCCATAAAAACTGTGGTGAGAAACAACAGTATGTTATTGAAAACCATCATGAGGCTATCATCAGTCATGAAACTTTTAATCTTGTAAAAGAGATTATCGCGTGGAGAAGAAGTGAAAATAACATAGTATGTGGTAGTGGTAAGTACAATAAGCTTTATGCGTTTTCAGGTAAAATTCGTTGTGGTGAGTGTGGAAGCAAGTGTAAAAGACGAATAATTTATCAACATAATAAGGCGTATGGCATATGGGTTTGTATAACGCATCTTGAAGATATTCATGCTTGTTCACAAAAGTCTGTTATGGAAAGTTATCTTAAAATTTCTTTCCTGCAAATGTTAAACAAGTTAAAAGCAGGATACGTTCAAATGTTGACTCCTCTCGTAGAAAGTTTGAGAGGTGTGAATAATAAAGACGGTTTGAACAAGGTTATCGAACTCGAAGAAAAAAAGCTTAAGCTGCAAGAACAAGAGCAAGTACTCAGTAAGCTTTTAGCCGGTGGCTACATTGAGATGGATTCCTACTATCTGGAAAGCAATCAGCTTAAAACGGAAATGGATACTTGTCTTAAGGAAAAACTTAAGCTTTCCAACAGTTTAAACGGTAACTTAACGCACTTAAACGAGGTGCAAAAACTTCAACGGTTCGTAAGTGTCACAGAAGTATTTAGCGAGTTTAAGGATGAGGATTTTCTGGATTTTGTAGACGATGTCGTAGTTAAAAGCAGAACAGAATTTATTTTTCATTTGAAATGCGGATTGGAATTAGAAGAAGAGGTGAAAGAAACATGGCACGCATCCCATATGGTTACAGAATAGTAGACGGTAAAGCGGTTATAGATGAAGTAAAAGCTCAAGAAGTAAGAGAGTTTTTTCGTTTCTATCTTGAATTTAAAAATATTTCTCAAGCTGCTAAAAAATCAGGTATAAAAAGGGATTGGCCAGTCACGGGCAAAATTCTTAGCAAGAAATTGTATTTAGGAACAGAGTTTTATCCTCAGATTATCGATGAGGATATGTTTAGACAAGTGCAACAAATAAGGCATGAGAATGCTATCAGGAATCATCGTTATAAAGAGCCTAAGCCAATAAAGGAAATTCGGCTTATTACAAGCTACCAGTTAGAAAAGGTAGAAAAGAAATACGATGATCCTTATCGGCAAGCAGCATACGCGTACAGTCAAATCAAGGAGGTGTAAAATGAGTGCCAACGTTACAATTATTCCACCAAGAAAAATAGCGGGGAATACGGTAGATAAGCATGAAGATAAGCCGAGGTTAAGAGTAGTAGCGTATTGTCGTGTTAGTACTGACAGTGAAGAACAGGCAACAAGTTATGACACGCAAGTTCAGCATTATACGGATTATATTTCAAGAAATCCTCTCTGGGAGTTTGCCGGCATTTACGCTGATGACGGTATTTCAGGAACCAGCACGAAAAAACGTGTCGGTTTCAACGACATGATCCACGATTGCATGAGTGGCAAAGTAGACATGGTTATCACTAAGTCGATTAGCCGTTTTGCGAGAAACACTATCGACTGTTTAAAGTTTGTTAGACAGTTGAAAGACAAAAACATTCCAATCATTTTTGAAAAAGAAAACATCAACACCATGGAAGCAAGCGGAGAACTATTGCTTACCATCATGGCTTCTTTAGCTCAACAGGAATCCGCGTCGCTTTCTCAGAATGTGAAGCTTGGACTTAAGTTTCGCTACCAGGAAGGCAAAGTGCAAATCAACCATAACTGGTTTTTAGGATACACAAAAGACGATGAAGGGAATCTTGTAATTCTTGAACAGGAAGCAAAAGTCGTAAGAAGAATTTATAGAGAATATTTAGAAGGAGCAAGCCTTAGAGACATAGCGGAGGGCCTTGAAAAAGACGGCATTAAAAACGGCGCTGGGCATTTAAAATGGCACTTGTCTAATATTAAAACCATCTTGCAAAACGAAAAATATATTGGTGATGCACTTTTACAAAAAACCATCACGACAGATTTTATTAACCATGTTCGTATAAAAAATGATGGAACAGAACCACAGTATTATGTAAAAGATAGCCACACGCCTATTATTCCAAGAGATATTTTCTTTAAAGTTCAAGAAGAAATGTTAAGACGAGCCAACATGTTTAGCGGTGAGGAGAACAAAAAAAGGAGAGTTTATTCCAGTAAGTACGCTTTATCCAGCCTATGTGTTTGTTCTAAATGCGGGGATGTTTACAGAAGAATTGCTTGGAACAATCGAGGAGTGCATTCTGTTGTCTGGCGTTGTTGCACCAGAGTGGAAAACGGTCCTAGTGCTTGCGATGCTCCGACAGTACAAGAGAACGAACTGCAGTCTTCCATAGTGAAAGCCATAAACAAGGTGTTTAGTATACCGGATGAAGTATTGGATACGTTGAAGAATAATATTAGAGAAATTATCGCGGGCAATAACTTAAACGAGATTGAAACGGTTGATAAAAGAATTGCAGTTAAACAAGCGATACTACTAACCTTGCTTAAAGCTAAAAAAGACTACACGAAAACTGTCAACGAGATTGATGAACTGAAAGGTAAGAAACAGCAGCTTCTTATAGAAAAAGCAGGTCAAGAAGATGCTAAAAGACGAATCAGAGAAATGGAAGATTTTCTGAAAAGTGAGAGTCACGATATTAGTGAGTATGACGAGAAGCTGGTAAGAAAGTACATCAAGAAAATAAAAGTTTACGAGGACAGGTTCAGCGTAACTTTTAAATCAGAGATTAGTGTGGATATTGAAAGGGCATCGTAAAAGCCAAAAGACTGTGAGCGTTTGAAATGTTACAAAAGTCAGCCTAGGGGGAATCCTCTCTAGGCTGTTTTTTTATGCTCAAGAATCAAGCTATTAAGCCAATCTTAAACCTTTTAACGATAGCTTTTCCTATCGTTAAAAAGTGCACCCAATATCCATAGTGTGCACTCAAAAAAGTGTAGCTATACTAGGAGTTCTCTCAATCCACGTGGAGACTGTCGTATTGATGTCAAAGGCTTAATAGGTGGGTGCAAATTTGCCCTTGTGCAGCAGGGTTTAGCGAGGGCTATCGTTAAAAGGTTTAGTGGGTTGCGGATTTAAGCTGGGTTTTCGCGATTTTTGAACGTATTTTGGCTGTTTGAGGAAAGATATCAACGCTCTAGGGTCGAGTGCACAGGATGTTAACGTTAAAAGGTGTACCCACTTTGCACCCAGCTGGTGAAGTGGGAAAAATTTATGCAGAAGGGAATGTACTCTATCATATGTGGGAGAAAAAATATACGAGTCTAGTGAACAGGTTTAATACTGTAGAATCAAGGCTTAAGGGAGTAAAAGCTCGTATTGTTGAAAAGCAAATGAGGCATGATGAGGTTGAATATTTTATCGAGGATTTGAAAAAACAGGACTTGTTAACAGTGTTCGATGAAAACGTCTGGCTTAGCATTGTTGACCATCTAACTGTGCATCACGATGGAAAGGTTGATCTTACTTTCATTGATGGGAGCAAAACGGAACTAAAGTGTTAAGCTTACAGGAAAAGTGTAAGGTAAAATAAAAGTATATCAGCAAGTCTCTGACGTGCTTTTTTGCTGTTAAAAGAGTTACGGGTTGAGTATCAATGGAGAGAAGAGGGTGCGTCTGTCGAAAAAATGTCCGCACCCCCTTGTCTAAAAAATTTAACATTTTGAAAGGAGGAATAATGGAAACAATAGTATCCGCTTTATTAGTTTTTGTTTCTACATCCATTGACTACTTAGTTGTTTTGACTATTTTATTCGCTAGTCAAGGAAAGAAAGGTTTGAAATCAATTTATGTAGG